GACGATGTGCCAGACGCTACTAAATGGGTGGATGAGTTGCGTGGGGATGATGAGACGGAGCAGGAGCCTGTGGCGTGGCGGTGGCTTTATGAAGGCAAGCCCGACAGTGAAAAGCATTTCCCTATGCCAGCGCCGGACGCAGATATTGTGGCAATAGCCGCTGCCAACGAATTTCCCCGCACGGTTCAGTTTCTTTACACCGCACCACCCAAGCGTGAATGGGTCGGGCTGACAGATGAGGAAATCGCCGAAGGTCAACGTAATAGCTGGGTACACAAGTCGGCGTTTGAGTCCGCTGCCTGGTGGGCAGAGGAAAAACTGCGAGCGAAAAATGGCTTTTAACCTTGGCTTGTTTATCGCTTTTCAACTAGGCTTAGTATTGTTTTTAAACTTGTGAGGAGACAATCATGAGAACACATTTCTGACATGAGGATGGAGACTGGATCACCTTTGAAGGTGAATGTACGTGGTGCGGGATGAAAGAGGAAGATGTGCTACTAACTACGGATGAAGAATTTCGTGAAATCATTAGGAGACTGAAAGAAAATGCAAACCCGAACATTAACGATGACTGAGGTGAACCATGAACGACAGTGTGTACATGACCCCCGAGGAAGAAGAAGTTTGGAAATTATTGGAGAAGAAGATGACTGATGTAACAGCAGTATTAACAGAGCGAGGTAATCGCTACGGTAAGTTCACAGGTCATGCGGAGGTGACGCAGATGCTCAAGACTGTGGTTGCTACCGCACTGGCAAAGCGCAACAAGACGCTGGCTCCTGACCAACAGGAAGCACTGGATATGATCTGCCACAAGATGGGTCGCATCATTAACGGAGACCCGGACTACGATGATTCGTGGGTGGACATCGCAGGTTACGCACAACTTGTTGCTGATCGTTTACATGGGGTGGAAAGATGACATTCATACCACCAACAGAAGCCATGAAGATAGAGGACGTGACGATCACCGGTGGTTACGCCTCGGTGCAGAGCAACAACCTAGTGATTGAGAGCAGTGCCACGATTACGATGGGTGAATCAGCACTGACAGAAGCCAAGCTCCAACACTTGGACGATCTCATCGAGTTCATGGAACGCTTCACGCAAGAGAACGAGCAGGCACGAGAGATGTGGGCCGCGATTAAAACAAAGAGAAGGATACTGAGATGAGTACCGCACAGTTCTTCGCACTGCTTGGGGCATTGTTACTAGCGATGAGCGCACCCAAAACAGGACGTGGTGGTCTGGGTGCTGGCTTTCTCTTGGGCGCATTACTTTACAAGATGGGAATTTTGTGATGGACTTGGTGACGATCGACCTAGAAACTTACTACGATCAGCAGTTCAGCCTAACCAAGATGACAACGGAGGCGTATGTACGTAGCCCTAATTTTGAAGTCATCGGTGTCGGTATCAAGATCAACGATAACCCAACCGATTGGTACTCCGGCGATAACCCGGGCAAGTTCCTCAACAGTCTTGATTACAGGGACAAAGCCATCCTATGCCACAACACTGCGTTCGATGGTGCCATCCTATCGTGGCACTTCGGCATCAAACCAAGGCTATGGCTGGATACTCTGAGCATGGCACGACCCTACCACAACCTTACTGTGGGCGGCAGTCTCAAGGCACTGGCTGAACACTACGGACTGGGAGTCAAGGGCACAGAAGTTCTCAACGCATTAGGTAAACGCCGAGCGGACTTCACACCAGAAGAACTTGCACGATATGGTGAGTACTGTTGCAACGATGTGGAACTTACCTACGCACTCTTTCACATTCTCAAGATGGGTTTCCCTGTCAACGAGTTAATCGTGATCGACAAGACGCTGCGCATGTACACTGAACCCACGATCGAACTGGATGTGCCACTGCTCACACAACATCTTGCTGAGGTACGGGCGAACAAAGAAAAGCTACTGGCTGAGTCAGGCATGGAGACTGAGGACATCATGTCCAACGACAAGTTTGCTGCTGCGCTGCAATCACTGGGTGTGGAGCCACCGACCAAGACGAGTCTGCGTACAGGCAAGCAAGCATGGGCATTTGCCAAGACGGACAAGACACTGACTGACTTGCTGGAACATCCTGACGAGCGTGTTCAGGCATTGGTGGCAACCCGACTGGGGGTCAAGACTACCCTTGAAGAAACCAGAACCGAGGCACTCATCGAGGTGGCTGCACGAGGACGACTGCCTGTCATGCTGAACTACTACGGCGCACATACTGGACGCTTCAGTGGTGGTGACAAACTGAACCTGCAGAACTTCCCTAGCCGTGGCGGTAACAACACACTGCGGCGGGCACTACGTGCACCCAACGGACAAGTTCTTGTAGCTTGTGACTCATCACAGATTGAAGCCCGTCTCGTTGCATACGTAGCAGGGCAAGAGGATTTGATCCAAGCGTTTCGTGACAAGCGGGATGTGTACTGTGAGTTTGCAAGCGAGGTGTATGGCAGAACCATTACCAAGGCTAACGAGATCGAGCGGTTCGTTGGCAAGACGGCGGTGCTCTCGCTTGGCTACGGTGCTGGTGCGTCCAAGTTCAGGGAGATGCTGCGCATCCAGAACAACATCGTCATCGAGCAAGAGGAAGCCGACCGCATCGTGGCACTCTACCGGCAACGCAACCACAAGATCGTGGCACTGTGGAACCGGTGCAACCATGCGCTTGCTGCACTGCTGACAGGCACAGAGTTCAGTATCCATGAGACTGCGCAGTGCAGAGGCGGCAGAGTGTGGCTACCCAACGGGATGTATCTGCAGTACCCCATGCTCAGGCGCACACAGCACAACGGGTATGAATACATACGCAACCCACGGGATCACAAGAAGGCGCAAGCCAACGACCCGGCTGCGACATGGACAAAGATATACGGTGGCAAGATGGTGGAGAACGTAGTTCAGGCACTGGCTGCACTGGTTATCCGTGAGCAGATGGCGGCGATCGGGCAGAAGTATCCGGTGTCGTTCCAAGTGCATGACGAGATCATCATCACCGCACCCAAAGATATTGCAAAGCAGGCTGAAGCCAAGCTGGTTGAGGTGATGTCTACCCCACCGAAGTGGGCACCTGACTTGCCAGTGGCATGTGAGTGTAAATTTGCTGACAACTACGGCGACACCTGATACACTGGGTGTTCCAACTTTACGAGAACTCGACAGGCGATACCTGTGGAGCACACTGCTATGCGACTGAGCCATTCGTACTCATCCATAAAATTATTTGAAAATTGTCCCCTGCGCTACTACCGCCAACGCATCAAGAAGGAGGTGGTGGATGAGGGAGGCGAAGCATCCAAGTATGGGGAGCGCATCCATGCGTTCCTTGAGAACCGACTCAAGGGCACAGACTTACCCAAAGAAGTTGAGCATTACGAAGTGCTGTGCCAGTCAGTAGAAAAGATCGCCAAGCAGGGTGAGTTGTTCATCGAACATGAGTTGGTACTGACTGAAAACCTTACACCAACAGGTTGGTGGGATGCTGATGCTTGGCTGCGTAGCAAACTTGACGTGCTTGTCATTGTCGGGAACGATGCGGTGGTGATGGACTGGAAGACGGGCAAGCGCAACGCCGATCAGTTCCAGATGCAGATGTTCGCAGCGCAGGTGTTCAAACACTTCCCGGATGTGCAGAGAATCAAGACCAGTCTGGTGTGGCTAAAGACCATGGAGATGGACACCGAGCACTATGACAGACAGGATGTGAATAGTATCTGGGCAGAAGTGATGAAGCGCATCCAGCGGATTCATGATGCCTATGAGCATGGCAACTGGCCTGCCCGACCCAGTGGGCTGTGTAGGTACTGCCCATGTCGGCACGACTGTGACTACGCTAGGGTTTAACCTAGTATTTAATACTTGACACTGATGTAAAGGAGAGTAGAATGAGTGCCATGACACCAGAAGGTAAGGTCAAGAAGAAGCTGACCGAGATGCTGAAGAAGCACAGTATTTGGTACTTCTTTCCACCTGCCAACGGTATGGGTAGGGCAGGCATACCGGATGTGATTGCCATCGTGAACGGAATCTTTGTCGGCATCGAATGTAAAGCGGACGAGAAGAAGCAACCGACAGCATTGCAGATGGTATGTGCCAAGCAGATCAGAGAAGCAGGTGGCTACTGGTTTTTGGTGTACGACGACTTCACCACTACTCAGGTTGAGCAGTGGATTCTAAAACAAAACAGGTGACAACATGTTGGTGGTGGAGAAAGCAAAAGCTCTCGCACTGAAATTAAACAACCCGAACCGGGTACTGGAGTCGATCCCAACGGCAAAGCCGTACCACATCCATGGCATCCCCATCGTGGTTACGCCGCACCGATTGGATGAAGTCAAGGTACTGAACAACCTCGGCATCAAGGCTCCGTCCCCGATACTGCACTACTACGATTGGCCCGGTCAGTACACACCGTTCGAGCACCAGAAACAAACTGCTGCGTTCTTGACGTTGAACCACTCCGGGTTGGTACTGAACGAAATCGGTTGCGTAGACGCAGACACGGAGTACTTATCTCCCACTGGATGGCGACGCATTGCGGACTACGAAGGTGGTTCGGTGGCGCAGTACCATCCAGAAACTGGGGCTGTAGAGTTTGTGGGCAACCCAGAGTTTGTGAAACTGCCGTGCCCAGAAATGATTCGTATCAAGACAAGCTATGGCGTTGATCAGTTGCTGAGTCCTGAGCATCGTGTTCTATATGTGTCGTCCACTGGTAAGCGCATGGTGAAGCAGGCTCATGAAGTATACGCTGCGCACACCAAAGCAAAGCGTGGTTGGAAGGGTCGGTTCATCACGACATTTAATACTGACGGTGGTAAAGGAATACCCCTTACTGACGCACAGTTGCGTGTTCAAGTTGCACTCATGGCTGATGGGTATATTCCACCGTCACTAAGCAGTAAGCGTGTGTGTCTTCGCTTGAAGAAGCCACGCAAGCAGGAACGTATTGTGAAACTTTTGGTAGATGCCGGTATTAAATACAGTGCTAGCCCATGTCAGCCCGATGGGTTTATGGTGTACACCTTTGAAGCACCCATTGTTGATAAGTCTTATGGAGATTGGGCGTGGGCGGCAACAGCACAACAACTTGCTGTTATATGTGACGAGGTACCTTACTGGGATGGGTCTGCTCGAAAGGCTGGCGCAGTCGAGTTCTTTACCAGAGATAAGGATTCAGCAGACTTCGTGCAGTATGCCTACGCAGCTACCGGGCGCACAGCATCGTTGCTTACGGCTGAGAGAGAAGGAGGTGTGGATTACGTTGTTCATGTTCGTGACAAAGCAGCGTTGCTGTATGCTTGCGGTACCTCCGGTGATGTGAAAACCGACACGATGTGGTTGGAACCATCGACAGATGGATTCAAGTATTGCTTCATGGTACCAAGTACGTTTCTTGTACTACGGCGCAACGGGTGCATCTTCGCCACGGGTAACACCGGAAAAACGCAGTCGGCGCTATGGGCTGCGGACTACCTGATCAAGACCAGAAAGGTGAAGAAGGTTCTCATCATGTCCCCGCTGTCTACCCTTGAGCGGGTATGGGGTGACGGAATCTTTACCGGACTGGTGCACAGGAAGTTCGTGGTGCTGCATGGCACAGCGCAGAAGCGGCTGAAGTTATTGAAGACCGAGGCTGACTTCTACATTATCAACCACGATGGATTTCCCATCATCGCAGAGGCAGCACAGGATATGTTTGACCTTGTGATCGTGGACGAAGCGGCGGTACTGCGCAACCCGTCTACCCGCAGGTTCAAGATATTCCGCAAGTGGATGGATCGTAATCAGTTGGCACGACTTTGGCTGATGACTGGCACACCGACACCGAACGACCCGACTGATGCGTGGGCACTGGCAAAACTGGTTGGCTCACCGGTATGCACCAAGACATTCACGGCGTTTCGTGAGCAGGTCATGATGAAGATCGGTCAGTGGAAGTTCGTGCCACGTCCTGAGTCAGTGGAGATTGTGAAGCACATCCTGCAACCTGCTGTGCGTTATACCCGGGACGAGTGTTTCGATTTGCCAGAGACTATCATCCAGACCCGGCAGGTGGAACTGACTGCCGAGCAGAAGAAGCACTACGCTCAGATGCTCAAGCATTTCGTCACGGAAGCGGCTGCGGAAGGGACGATCACGGCAGTGAACGAAGCAGTCAAGATACAGAAGTTGGTGCAGATCGCTTGCGGCGTGGCGTATGGCGATGACGGTCAGAACATTGAACTGGACTGCTCACCACGTGTGAACTTAGTGAAGGAGGTAATCGAAGAAGCAGGTGAAAAGGTAATTGTATTCGTGCCCCTGACAGGCACACTCCACATGTTGGAGAAAGAGTTGAGCAAGCACTGGTCTGTTGGTGTAGTCAACGGCGAGGTGTCTGCCAACAAGCGCAACCAAATCTTCCATGGGTTTCAGCACGAGAAAGACCCGCATGTTTTGATCGCCCATCCCGGCACCATGGCGCACGGTCTGACACTGACCACCGCCTCCACAATCATCTGGTATGGACCGATCAACAGCAACGAGGTGTACGTGCAAGCCAACGGTAGGATCGAGCGCATCGGCAAGAAGCGAGTTTCCAACGTCATCCATATAGAAGGCACAGAACTGGAACATCGGATGTACGAGAGGCTGCGTAACAAGCAGAAGCTGCAGGGCTTGCTGCTGGAAATGATTCAACAACAAACAAGAAGGTGACATATGTCAGAACCAAACGTGGGTGATGTGATCCGCACCTATATGAAACTAAGGGATCAGAAAGCTGCCATCGAAGCAGAGGTCAAGGAGAAAGTATCCGGGATCAAAGCCAAGCTGGAGAAGCTCGAAGCATTTCTCAAAGCACAGATGGATTCGCAGGGCTTGACCAGTTTCAAGTCCGACTACGGTACAGCGTTTCTTACCACCACAGACTATGCTAATGTGGCGGACTGGGATGCGGTGCTGGATTTCATCCGTGACAATGAAGCATATGACATGTTGGAAAAGCGTGTCAGCAAGATTGCAGTACGTGGTTACATAGACCAAACCAAATCTGTTCCTCCCGGTATCAACTACGGCACCAAGCTGGAAGTGAACATTCGTAAACCCGGTGCCAAAGCCGAAGACTAATCTAAAGGAGCTTTACATGAGCAACGCACTTATCCCCGCAAACATCACCATCCCCGCCCACCTTGCTGCCCGTGTCGGTGTGCCCTCTGCACTTGCCTCGTCGCTGACTGGTGGTTTGTCATCTGGCAACTCGTTCCCACGTATCAGCATCAAGGCATCACGCTTCCGTATTGTTGAAGGCGACACCGAGACCGTATTGGAATCCACCTCACTGGATGTGGTTGTCGTGGGTGCTAACCC